TTTATCAACAAAAAGTATTAATTTTAAATCCTAAACCAATAGTTATGAACAACAATCTACAAAAGTTAGATTTCAACAGGGAGCAGTTGGAACTAATAAAATCTCAAATTGCTCCTGAAGCCACCCAAGATGAATTAAAACTTTTCCTGTATCAATGTAAACGCACAGGATTAGACCCATTAACAAGGCAGATTTATTGCATTCACCGCTGGAGTAAAGGCGGTAAAAGAATGACCATCCAAACATCCATTGATGGTTTCCGAGTTATTGCGGAAAGGTCAGGAACTTATGGTGGACAATCCGAACCATTATTTACTTATGAAAATGGGGTTTTGATTTCCTGTAAGATTTCAGTATTTAGATTCCACAATGACATTCGCTTTGAGGCATCCGTTGGAGTTGCTTATTTAGCAGAGTATTGCCAATTTGATAAGGATGGCAAACCGATGGGTTTATGGGCAAAGCCACATATTATGCTGGGCAAGGTTGCAGAGGCATTAGCTTTAAGAAAAGCATACCCACAGGATTTGTCAGGGATATACACTAGCGAGGAAATGCAACAAGCAGATGAATCAGCCTATTTAAAGGCACATCTTACGGAATTGGATGTAGAGTTAGCCGTTGACCTTTGCGTATCTAAAACGGAACTTAAAACGCTATATTCATACAATATGAATTTAGTGGATAATAGCCCTGAATTAAAAGAAATATTTAAAACTAAACAATCTACATTATGAACATCTACGAACAGTACCAAAAATTACCAGCACAAGGATTTGGCTTAATTGATTTTTTTAGTATTAATATAAGCGAATACGACATTACTTGTCTTGCGTGGTATTCAACTGAACTTTTTGAGAAATATAAAAAGTTTGGATTTGAATTTGCATTAAATAATAATCAGGGTTACCTTGAAGCTGATAAAGATGGAATTAAAATTATATTATCATTAAAAAATAAATAATGAGCAATCTATTAATTTGGGAAGTCGCACCCACAAAAAGCGAAATTGATATGTATGCCCAAAACATTTGTAATGAATTAAATGAAGGCTTTACGAAACCTGAAGATTTAGCCGTTAAGATGGCTGCCATTGAGACTTTTGCTAAAACATTACGAGCAAAGGTTGAGGAACATATTATTGATTTTTTAGGCAAATGCCCTAAAGGAACATATAATCACTTGGGAGCAGAACTAAAACTAAAGGATAGCCAAACTTATGATTATGCTAGTTATTCCGAACGCTGGGCAGAATTACAATCACAAATTGATATTCTTAAAGAGGAGCAAAAGGAAATTGAGGAAAATGGCAAGAAATTTGAAAGGGGAATCATTCCTTTGAAATCTTATAAGCAAACCTATTCAATAACCTTAAATAAATAAACTATGCCATATTCAACCTGCTGCGGAGCAGAAACCAAAAACACTGAACAGGATATATGCCCAATTTGTAGATATTACTGCGATTGGGAAGAAATACCCAGCGAAGAACCATCGGATGAAGAAAACGAAAACCAAATAGAAGAAGAACAAATTAATAAACACTTAAATTAAAAAAAATGATAGTATTAAACATCAAAAAAGAGGACATCAAATTTACTGCACACAAAAACGGCAATCACTACGCTACAATCGTAGTAGAGAAACGCAAGGAGTTAGATAAGTTTGAAAATACTCACACAGTTTACAACGGACAAACCGCAACTGAAAGGGCAGAGAAAGCCAAGAAGGAATATTGCGGAAATGGTAAAGAGTATGTATGGGAAGCTAAAAAAGAGTTTGCTAAAAACCAACAGGAACAAGAAGATGCTGACCTTCCTTTTTAATTATAACAAAACTTTAACAAATGAGCCAAAACAAACAAATCGCAGACTACCTAAATAAAGGTAAAAAGCTAACCCCAATTGATGCCTTAACTAAATTCGGATGCTTTAGATTAGCAGCACGAATAGCCGATTTAAGGAACGAAGGAATGAATATTGTAACAAAGACAATCAAGCTGGAGAATAAGAAGCAGATTGCCCAATATTCGGTTAAATAGCTTATATTTGCATTGAGTGTCGGATACTCATTATGAACTTATTGCCCTTGCGATGAACTACCAATCCGACTGGTAGGGATTCAATGGGGCTATTTTATTTATGTCAAAAGATACATACTACTTCCCACACGATTTTAATGCTGGGAGTGATGAAAAAATCCTTTATTTAAGGAGCAAATTTGGAATGCAGGCTTATGGTCTTTATTGGGTTTTAATTGAAATAATGCACGAAAGCAGCGATTCAAAACTTACCTGTAATTTAATTGATGGTATTGCTTATCAAATTAACGTTGATATAACATTCTTAAAGGAGTTCTATAACGAATGTATAGCAATAGAATTATTTGTTACTGATGGGGTAAAATATTGGAGTGAAAGGGTATTAAGAAATAAGGAATTATTATACGAAAAGCGTAATCTAAAGTCAATAGCTGGTAAAAAGGGTATGGAAAATAGATGGAAAAATAAGGAAGTTATAACAAACGATAACACAGTTATAACAGAAGATAACAAAGGAAATGAAAGTAAAGTAAAGGATATTAAAGTAAATAAAAGGAAAGTAGTAGGCACAACCCTTTTTGTTGATAGTGATGTAAATACTATTGAAAAATTTGAAAAATCATTTATTGGAACTCAATATGAAATTGCTAACTTCAATTACTATTTTGAGGTCATTAAAAATTGGTCCGATTCTAAAGGCGAAAAAAAGAAGGACTGGATAGCCACCGCAAAAAATTGGATGGCAAGAGATTTAACGGAAGGAAAATTAATAGATAAAAATTATAACCCAAATGCAAAACGAATTAATCCAAATCAGCAACTCTCTTATGCCGAGCGTGAAGCTGCAAGAAGAAACAGTCTCTAAATTAACCGATAAATACGAGGTTAAAATATACGAGGCAATAAATTCAATGAGTATAAGTAAATGCTCAAAAATAGAAGTAAAAGAAGTACTTAAAACCTGTTTACAATTAAGCGGAACTCAAACCCCAGCAATGGATGACTTTGACTTTATTGTAGATTTCGTAATGGATAACTACGGAATATTTAAACTAAAGGAATTAAAAACCGCCTTTGAAATGTTAGCAGCAGATAAATTATCAGTTGAAAAACATATCATTTTTAACCCCAAGTTAATAGGGGAAGTAATGTCAGCCTACAAAAAGATTGCAGTACAGGTAAGGCAAAAAACCCAAATAAACGAAATAAAAGAAACACCTATGCAGATAAATGAAGAACAAGCAATCAAGGATGAAAAGGAATGGTGGGATAAATCGGAGCAAAAAAATTGGAAGTTCTTAAACCATCAAGTATTTGATTACTTATGGAAACGAGGTCAAATTAAAATATCAAAGGAACAAGGCGAAAACATAAAAGCCAAAGTAAGGGCAGTATTTTTAGCACAATCAAAGAAACCTGATGATATGCTAATTGATGAGGACACTATGCGACAACAATGTAAAAAATATTCATTAATGATGCACTTTAATAACCAGCTATGAAAATAATACTAACAATACTAATTTGGGAGGGAATCAAGATTATTTACTTTAAAATAATAAACCGATGAAAGAACTATTTAAACTAACATTTGAGTTTACAAGGATATTTATAGGCTTTATCCTAGCCATTACCATATTGGTAACATTTGACTTATACTACGAATTAAAACGACTAATAAAATGATAATTAAAAATTACCCAAATTATAACATTACTAAAGATGGTATTGTTATAAATAACAAAACTAATAAACAATTAAAACCAAGATTAGATAGGTATGGATATTATAAAATTTCTTTATCCTTTAATGGTATAGCTAAAAATTATTCTATTCATAGATTATTAGCACTTTCTTTTTTACATAATCCTGAAAGTAAATGCGATGTAAATCATATTGATGGGAATAAAGCCAATAATGATTTGTCAAATTTAGAATGGGCAACTAGAAGCGAAAATGTAAAACACGCTTTTAAAAATGGTTTAAAAATTATTACTAATAAACAAAGATTATTAACAAAAGAAAGATTCAGTAAAATGGTATTAGATACACAAACAGGAATATATTACAATAGTGCAGTTGAAGCGTCAATTTTATTAGGAATTAATGAAAGTACACTTTATGGGTATTTAAAAGGAAGAAGAACAAATAAAACATCTTTAATTTATGTCTAATGTGGATAATGCCCAGCCAGTGAGAATGATATACCTAGATACTAAACAAGAAACAATATTTAAATCAATATCCTACGCACATAGAGTAACAGGTGTAAATGAATACCAAATTAAACAATCCTTAAACCCTGTAAACAAGAAGCGATTTACCTACCAAGACCGAATAGTTGTTTTTCGTACCATAAAACCCTAACTTTGCATTATGGCTTTACAATCAATTCCAAGATTAACCGCAAAGGCTCAACAAATATTTAACCGATACATTAGGACTAGAGATAGTCAAGATGGATATTTTACTTGTATTAGTTGCGGTCAAGTTAGAGATTATGAAAGTATGGATGCTGGGCATTATGTTCCTGTCAAGGGTAGTTCAGCATTAAGGTTTGATGAATACAACGTAAACGGAGAATGTAAATCCTGCAACGGCTTTGACCAATTCCACCTGATAGGCTACCGCAGAAACTTAATTGATAAAATAGGGGAACGAATGGTTTTACACCTAGAAAGTCAACATAGGCTCATAAAGAAATGGTCAAGGACTGAATTAAACGAACTAATTGAAAAGTATAAATAATGGCGAAACTTAACGCAGCTGGCAAGGTAAACTTTGGCACAAGAAAAAAAGGTAAGTACAAAAAAAGTAACGGACCAAAAGACAAACCAACAAAACCATATAACCGACAAGGATAATGAAAGATACATTTTGTAAAAGAGAATACAAGTGCAAATGTGGAATTACCATTGAGGACTATGTTTGGCAAAGTTCCATAAAGGAACACACCATCAAATGCAAGTGTAAAAAAGAAATTGGCTACAATAATCTAATTATAAATAAAGTTACACAAACACCATCCATTAGAACACCAACAAAGAACCGATAATGTTAATCAACGAAATCAAACCAAACCCAAACAATCCTAGAATTATAAAGGATGTTAAGTTTAAACAACTTGTAAAGTCAATCCAAGATTTCCCCAAAATGCTTGAGTTAAGACCAATTGTAATTGATGAAAATAATATGGTACTTGGTGGGAATATGAGACTAAAGGCTTGTATTGAAGCTGGGTTAACCGATGTTCCTGTAATTCACGCTAACAATTTAAGCGAAGCACAAAAGAAAGAATTTATTGTTAAAGATAATGTCGGATATGGCGAATGGGAATGGGATGCTTTGGCAAACGAATGGAACATTGAGGACCTAGATAATTGGGGATTAGATATACCAGCATTCGCAAATGATATTGAACAACCAAAGGACAATGCCATCGGAGGTAAGACTTGTCCGAATTGTGGTGTAACTTTGTAAAATAGTGAAACAATAGTGAGATTATGGCTAATGAACAAAATTTAACCCCATTTAAGAAAGGGGAAGTTGCAAACCCTAATGGCAGACCAAAAGGAGTACCTAATTCAAGAACTCGTTTATTACGTTTACTTGAACTAGTTACCAAAGTGCGTAACCCTGTTACAGGCGAAGATGAGGAGTTTACAATAGCTGAACAATTAGATATGAAGATAATTGCAAAAGCAATGAAATCCGACATCCGTGCTTATCAGGAGATACTTGACCGATTAGAAGGTAAATCAAAACAAACAACCGATATAAACGCAAACATTCAAGGTAGCGTTCAAATAGTAATACAAGAAGATGACCGATGTAAACCAATTGAAGATTAATGCCACCCCTGTATTTTTTGCTAACAAAAAAGCGTATGAAAGCACTTATCCTGTCATTTGCAATGAAGGTGGCACAAGAAGTTCAAAGAGTTATTCCATTGTTCAGTTATTAATTGAGATTGCATACAACAATCCAAAGACAAGGATTTCAATTGTATCACATTCCCTTCCACATATCAAGCGTGGTGTTTATAGGGATTTTAAATCTATAATGGAGAATTGGGGTTTATGGCAAGACAATGATTTTAGCTTTTCCGATTTCATTTACACTTACCCCAATGGGTCTTACATTGAACTGTTTGGATTAGAAGATGAAAGCAAGGCAAGAGGACCAGCAAGGGATGTCCTATTCATCAACGAAGCCAACTTAATCAAAAGAACTTTATACGACCAATTACTAATGCGAACCACAGGTAAGGTATTCCTTGATTGGAATCCTGCCGACTTTATTAATTGGGTTTATGAAGTAGCTGACAATCCTGAAAACAAACGCATTCATTCTACCTACTTAAACAACCTACCAAACCTTTCCGAATTACAAATAAAAAACATTGAGCAGTATAAAAACCTGCCTGATGACTTTATGTGGAAGGTTTACGGACTTGGAGAACGAGGTGCAGCAAAAGAATTAATCTACACCCAATGGAAACAATACGACACCGCACCGGAAGGAGATGTATTCTATGGGCTTGACTTTGGATATGTCCATCCAGCTGCACTTATAAAGGTTACACATCACGAAGGCGAAAACTACTTTGAGGAAATTATTTATCAAAGCGGACTAACATTATCCGACCTTACAAGATTGATAAAAGAGAAAGTGCCTGAACGAGCAACAATCTACGCAGATGCAGCAGAACCCAAATCAATAGAAGAACTTTACCGACAAGGATTTAATATTAAACCTGCTCAAAAAGATGTATGGGCTGGAATAGTTAAAATGAAATCTTATCCTATAAACATTCACTTCCATAGTAAAAATCTACGAAGGGAATTTATGTCCTACAAATGGAAAAAGGATAAAAACGATAATGTAATTGAAGAACCTGTCAAAGCAAATGATGACGCTTTAGATGCTTCAAGGTATGCAGTATTTACGCATTTAACCAAACCTAAATTTTCAGTAAGTGTATTTTAGTATAATTTCTTTAACTTTGTTTAAATTCTAATAATATGGGTTTATTTGACATCTTCACTAAAAAGAAGATTAACACACTATTTCCAACTATTCCGATGAACTCCCAAATAGCAATTGAAAGGGGAATCGTTACTTGGCAAGGAGCAGACCAAAGAAGTTTTGTTGATGATGGATATGTAGCAAACGATATAGTTTACTCAATCATTAAACTAATTACTGATAAAGCTAAAATTGCTCCGTTTCACGTTTACAAGGTTGTAGATGAAAAGGCTGCAAAGAAATACAAATCATTGGCTGCACAAAAAGACATCAACCTAAAAGAACTTGAGACATTACACAAAAAGGCATACGAACTTTACACAGGAGACCAACGTTTAAACGAGTTGCTTAAATATCCTAATGAAGAAGATTGCTGGAGTGATTTAGTTGAACAATGGTGTGGTTTTAAGTTAATAACAGGTAATTCTTTTATTTATGGTAAACTTATTGAAGCTGGAAACAATCAAGGTAAACCATTTGAATTATTTGCTTTGCCTAGTCAGTATATGGCTATTATCGCAAATATCAATGTGTTCCCCCCAACAAGAGCTGGGTATCAGTTATACTACGGACAAATGTGGTCATTTGATACAAAAGAAATCTTACACGATAAATACTTCAATCCACAATGGGGAGTTACAGGTGGACAGTTATACGGACAAAGCCCATTAAGAGCAGCAGCTAAAAACTTAACTCGTTCAAACGAAGCTAAAACCGCTGCCGTTGCATCATTTCAAAATGGTGGACCTGCTGGAGTTTTATTTATGAACGATGAACGCTTTGACCCAACAAGCGGTCAAGCACAGGCACAGGCATTAAAAACCGCAGTAAGTCAAAAGGGCGGTTCAGCTAATTTTAATTCAATTGCAGTATCAGGTTATAAAGTAGATTGGAAACAAATCGGACTTTCTCCTGTGGAACTTAATATCATTGAATCGGAAAAATGGGATTTAAAAGCACTTTGTAATATCTACGGAGTACCTAGTCAACTTTTAAACGATAGCGATTCAAAGACATATAACAATCAAAGAGAAGGGGAAAAGGCATTAACACTTCGTTGTGCCATCCCATTACTTAACTCATTGACTGAAAACCTTAATAGGAAATTACACACGGATTGGGGTTATAAAGGAACAAATCTATATGTTGATTACGACCTTTCAGTTTACGGAGAATTGGAAGCAAATAAAGCCGAGCAAACTGCGTGGTTAAATACTGCGTGGTGGATTAGCCCTAAACAAAAGTTGGACATAATGAATATTGAAGTGCCTGATTATATTCCTACTGAAGAATTAGAGAAACTTTACATCCCAACAGGAC